GGCATGGCATAAGCATGGCATTGATTTGAAGCAACGGAGGTATGGTGAGGGTGATTGGTCCTCATATGATACTACTTTGATTGCTATGGTTATGGCTGCTGCAATAGGAACTGCATTTTCTATATTTAGTCGCACTGGTGATCCGCTAGTGCGATTACTTGCCATTACATGTCATGGTCTTGCTATTACCAAGGTTATGTACATGTATTTAGCTGAACAGTTTTATAGAGTGCAGGGGAGAATGTTTAGTGGTGTTTTAATAACATCCACTATTGATACTGTTTATCAAATAATTCTCTTTCTTTATTATATTAAAATGCTTCTCCGGAAGTATCCTGACAATGAAGTGCTCAGGGAAGTTATTGCTGCTCAGATGTTTATAATGTTCTTTTATGGTGATGACCATATTGCTGGATGGCCTGTCTGGATGGAACAATTTAAGCTTGAGGATGGTGCTAAGGATACACTTGATGATTTTGTTACTATGTGTATTAATAAGTTTGGTATGAAATATAAACTTAGTGCCTCTCAGAGATATGAGGAAGATGGGGTCATCGGTGAGATACACTTTATGACTAGTGAGTATGATGGAGTTCCTTTGGAAGTTAAGTCGCTCACTAAACTTGGATGCTCATTCCTCAAATTTACTGTTGTACAAGTCTATTTGGATATGGAACCCTTTCTTACACCTATTCCTATGAAACATCCTAAGGATGCAGTTGCTAAGTGTGGCTGGAGCGTTAACGCTTCTAAGAATGCCTCACTTGAGATGGCAAAAGTAGTGGCTTTGGCATTTTTGAATACCAATCCTGAAGTGCATGTGTTTCTTGAGCATTATTATAAAGCTCTAGGTGAAAGAGGTGCCATTCTCACTCCTGAGTTGATGGATAATATAATGGCTAATCCTGAAGGTATTTCTATGTACATTCTTTCTCAATCGTACCTTAGTGGTATTGATTTGAAGTTTCCTTCTCTTCTTGATAATTATAAGAAGCAGTATCGAGGGTATTGCAAGAAGACTGGTTTCCAACCGTTGGATCGTTACGGTCGTGTGAAGCCAGATAAAGAGAAACGAAAGATGTGGAGAGCTGATGATTATGTTGGCTCCTCTATACCTCCTGATTTTGAATGATTT